TTCAAACATGCCCGAACGTCGCGCCCTCCATTCCGCGTCGCGACGCAAGATTGCACCGTTGAGCCGATCTTCCGGTACAATGGTGCTTTCGACGTCGTGAATCGGCAAGGGCGACGATACTGGCAGGACGGCCAGTTGAGTTTCCCTACTCCCACCGATAGAGAGCGTGCTCTCGCTCGTGTCGATGGGAGTTATCGCACTTGTTTTGGACCTTGTGTCTCGAACAATGGCGTTGTATATAGCAATAACAATCACAATGTCTCAAAGGCGACTCAGCGGATTTGCAAAACACGCAACCCGCTGTTCGCCGGTTACGAACAATTAATGCAGTGCCAGCAGAGCGATTTTCTTGTACATATTCAAGCTCTGCTGGACGAACTCGCGAGCGAGTACGCTCCGCATTTTGATGAATACACTACCATGTTATTGGAGGCTCAAGACCACCATATGGATCCGCACCCAAAAAGTAAATTGCGGATCCAGGCGTGGTCTGAGATGCTGGATACGAACGGCGTCCACGACACCTGCTGGCTAGCACCAGAGAAGGGTCTCGTGTACAAGATGAAGAAGGACGAGATCGGTAAGAACGGAAAAATACCACGCCTAATTTGTGACCTTGGTGTTGCCTGCTCCTTACAGGGATTCAGGATCACCAGTTTCATGAAAAAGGCGATGGCTTATTGCCCTCTCGAGGTCGAGGGGGGCGTCATTCAGTTCATACCGACTCCCGATCCGGCTACGCTCGAATATGTTTTCGGCGAGCTGATCAATCCTTCTGAGCGTTTTTATATGTGCGTGTTCTCAGATGATTCTTGCCTCGCTTTGCGCAAGCCTGATGGCGAGATCCTGAGATACAACGTAGACATTTCCAGCTGTGACTCGTCTCATACATCCGAATTGTTCTTTGCGCTGCGTGATCTGTTCCCCGCTCACTTACGAGACGAGGTTGAGCAATTGATCGCACAGTGCAGGGAATCCTTTTCAATCCTGGACATGTATAACAAGAAGCGCAAGGTGGTTTTACAACCCACCGGTCCGCGTCTTTATAGTGGATCGACCCTGACCACTATCCTCAACAACCTCGCCAACTTTTGCATAGGGGCTTCTATCGCGAAGCACCCGAATATCCGGTGCGCTAAGGATGTCGTCTCCGCGGCATTCCGCGCCGGATACGAGGTTACATGTGAGGACTGTTCGGATTGGCACCAACTCCAGTTTCTTAAACACTCTCCTGTGCGATGCACGGATGGTGTAGTCA